TGAGGGTATTCCTAAGCAATTTATAAGTGCTCTTAGTCCTCTCTCTGTTCCTTTGGATTTTAACAGTAAGGGTAGGTTATGGTAAATTCTCTTATGTACCTCTTTTTGGTAATTATCATAAGAGGTTGGTTGAATAGGAGTATTTGATCCTGTTAATGAACCTGTTACATATACGTTAATATCCTCACTACCTGATTGATAAGCCTGTCCTATAAATGTTGTAAATAAATCTTCTATAGATTTGTTAGAGGTATATAGTTTTACTCCAAAATTCTTTAGAGCTTCTGCTACTAAATCCTTTGAAATACCTTTATCAATTCTATTGTCAGCATCATACTTATCTGTTACTGCTTTTGAGTATAACCACAGATTATCAAAGTGCTGTCCAACCATATATACAAATGTTAAATAATTTTCATTATTTGCATCATCTCTTAGGTAAGTTGGAATGCTATAAGCAAGTGAGCTGTAATTTGTATTGTCGTATTTAATTGCACTTGCAACTTGATTTGTATACCATGTTATTGCTTCAGAGTTTGTGCTTGCTTTATTTATGTATGGTTTTGTTGTGTTGCTTTTTGGCCAAGAGCTACTTCCTGATTCGTAGTATAAAAATCTCTCGTAGTGATCAAAATTATTTACAACTCCTGTTAATAAGTTTTGATAGTAGCTTCTACTTCCCGATACTCCTTGAAGTCCTGTTGTTGAATTAGCTATAGTTGCTAAACTTGCAGAGTAGTTTGTTATTAAATCTAATTTATACTTAAAATTTAGAAGTCGTTCTTGTGCTGATGAGAAGTGTACAAAGTCATTAAATGTTGTATAATCTACACTAATATCTATTCCTTTCTCATTAACAGTTGAAAATATTTCGCTATTTGCATTATTAACTGGATAGCTAAATAATTCGTTATAGTTGTAATATCCTGTTGGAACTACGTTATTATCTGTTATATCGAGATTAAAATTAGGAGATCTTAAAGTAGGAGCTACTTCAGGTGGTAGTATATATTCTGCGTCAATTTCGTATGCTATTGAATCTGATACTATATCTACTATATTTAATGTACTTTTTAGGTTGTAGGTGGCTGGAAGTGGCTCATATAGTCTTACTGTAACTACTTTTTCTATACCTGAATCTAACGTATCAATATTAGTTGCAATGAATAGGTCGTTATTTTTAAAATTTAACCTAAATCCTGTAAAGTATGATTGACTTTGTAAGTCAGTCTTAATTGCAGAGGTTGTTGCTGTTAGCTGCTCTGCTGTTAAATTTAGTGTAGATAAAACTAGTTCTGTTCTATCTTGAGATATTTCCTGTATAAAGAACTCTACTGTAGTATTGTTTGTTGTGTATAAATCGTCTAGGAAGTGGTATAGTAGCTTTACTCCTCCATTATCATATCCGTACGCTTTACTATCTGCAATTGGGTCAATAGTTAGTACTGATGCTCCTGTTTGACCTGCTGATTGTGCGTTCGCTAATTGGGTAAATCCTGTGTAAGTATAGTCACTTTCTAGGAGTTCATCTGATAGCGATAATATGTGTAGTTCTGAATAGTTGTTGGCTGGATCGAATATACTATTAATCTGGAAGGAGCTTACTAATGCTCTATCCTCTTGAGAGTACTGCTCAAAACCTGTTATATTTTCTGGTGAGTCTTGATTGACTGTATAAACTATATCTGCCATGTATTATGTCTTTGTTTCTAGAGTAACTATTTGTTGATTTAGCTCCAGATTCTCCTGTCTTAATTGTGCTATCTCATCTAATAGCGGTTGTATATCTTCCGTAACTCTATCAAAAGTTACTAGTTCTGAACTTCTTTTTATTAAGTATTCATGTGAGTTTATATCTCCTGTTACGTCTATGTCATAATAAAGCTTCTCATATAATCTAAATAACTCCTCAGGAGTATCCGGATCCTCTTCCGGTACCGGTTGAGTAAATGTATGAAAGGCTGTATCTATTACTTTGTTAAAATCTACAGTACTAAAGACAGTCTTTTGTATATTAATATCGTTAGCCATTTCTTACTACTTTAAATATGTTTTGATTATCCACTACTGTAGTACTTCCATCTAAAGTTGTCTTTACTAATATACGATAATATCTCTCAGGTTGCAACCCATCCATATACACATCAAAGAATGCTCCGTTTGAATCACAACTTATTTTAGTAAACCTAGTATCAAAATCAATAACCATTTCTTCTGTATTTTCATCTCTTAGTCCCCAGTATGATGCCGAAGGAAGTGCATAATTTGTTAAATATGCTGATGATGTTGTGAAGGATCTGACTGGGTATTTGGGTCTTGCTGAAAGTCTGAATCTTTGTTTTCCATTATCAACGTACTTACCCTTGTTATTTGTAAGGTTTATAATAGATGTACTACTTGTTAAAATAGAAAGAGATCCTGTACTATATGTACTGTCATCCCATTTGAATTCTAAAAATGGTGGATAGATAGTATTCGTATCTACGCCGTAGTATTTTAGTCGGATAGAAGCTGTTACGTTATATTCAAGATCGTTTGGGAGTTTTACTATAAACCCATTGTTACTCAGTGTTTGTGCATTGAATAGTTGGATAGCTTTCGTAACATTTATATTAACATCGTTAGTTGTATTTAATCCATGTGATTGAGTAAATTCTAAATCTACACCCAAAGAACCTGTATACCAGTTTCCTCCTCCACCTGTTGAGCCTGAGTAGAATGAACCTGTAGTTCCTGCTGTAAACGAAGTTGTACTCCAAGCAGATGCTCCTCCTGCTTGTCTGCTTATCCAACAAACTCCTGTAGTATCAATTGGTACATCTCCAAATTTACCTACTCCACTATCCCATGCTCCAGATACTGGATATGCATATAGAGTATAGTCAACTGGTATTTGGTATGCATCTGCTAAGTATAGCTGTAAGCTTGCACTATATGATCCTGTTACTTTATTTGCAATTACATCTTGAATCTCAGAGGTTCTATATTGAACTAATAAACGATTAGTTTGTCCTGTATTATACAAATCTGCATATCCACCTATTTCAATTATCTCATCCTTACCAGCATTTCCTGTTGGTACTTCTGATGATATAAACGCATCCTTCTCAGGAAATATTCTGTATACTGCCATATTATAGTGTTGTTATTCTTCCTTTAATATCTGTGTCTGGGAATTTTACTTCAAATATACATGGATCATATGAAGGATACACTATACTACTTCTAGTTGCTCCTACTATATCGTATGCATATTGTGAGTAGGCTCCACCTACTTTATTCACTACTCGTATATCCTGTACTGTTTGTACACCTTTCTCTTGATCAAGAAGTGTATAAATACTTGAAAGATTTATTGGTTGATTTATAGTCCACTTTGTTATGTCAAAATAGTCTTTTAGTCTATTAGTACAAGCGAGTAGTACATCTCTTCCTGAGAAATTTGGTCTTACTATTATATCGAAGTCTATTTCTATATTTACTATAAAAGCATCTTTGATGTTAAGAGCATCTGTTAGTATCATATACTCCGAAAGATATGTTTTTAAGTTACTTTTTAAAGTACTTGTTGCGGAAGTTAAGTTCCTATTGTTATCGTATGCTAAAATAAACATTGATAGTGATAGTGGATTACTATCAACTATACTGTCTGTAGCACTATTTGGATTTGTTAGCTGATCTTGTGTTGCATGTACTTTTGCTATCGATCCATACTTAGAGGCCATTGATAGAGCTCTAACTGTGTAATCTTGAAGTGTTACTGCTCTTCCTTGCTCGTTAAACGCTCTTAGTGAATTTTCTCTTAACTCATCTACAGTATCACCATCTCTTCCTCCAGCAGCTGCTAGTGGGTTATTAAATACTACTGTTGATAGTTCTCCTGGTGCGGTGCTTCCTGTTGCATTTGTCACTGTTCCTCCATACTCTATTAGTGTATTAATAGTATTTCCAGAAGTGTTTGATGTTACTCCTCCTCCTACTAAATACTTAATCGTAAGAGTGGTATTTGATGGTGCAAGTCCGTATGATTTTGTTGATAAGAAGTTAGATGGATCAAACGCATAGTCAAGTCTTCTTACTCCTTGACTAGAACCTAAACCTACATTAGTAGGGTCTGGTGTTAGTACTGAATCATCTTGACCAGTTATACCTGCTCCAAATTGAATTTGTAGTTGCCCTGTTGATGTAAATCTTGTTACAAATCTTCTAGGAACTCTTTGAAGTGTCAGGCTATATGGTACAACTTGTTTGTCTGGATCTGTGTTGGTGGTATCTATAAAAACAGTATCTTGTCCTAAAAAAGGAACTTCATACCAAATTGGCCCACTAGTACCTTCTTGTACTGATAATACCCCTATTATGTTAGTATCATCTATAGTAATCGTTTTAAACTTTTCTACAGAAGTAATTACTTGTGTAGAGGTTTTTACTTCTCCTGAAATAGCTTTTGCCATCTTAGTCAATCTAAACTGGCTAGGATTTCCTGATGCTATAACTTCTACAGTTATATCTGTGGTATCGTAAGAACTTGAAAAAGTAAAGTCTATAGGTTTTTCAATAAAGAAGTTTGTTTGACCTGTAGATGATGCTTTTAGCCTAGTATTTGCTGGTATCTTAAGAGCTTGGTTCCAGTTTGGTTCATTTGATGAAGCTCCTACTAATTGTGATACCTCTATATCAACTTCTGAGGGGGTTGTAATTCTTGGACGATATCCCATCATATATGCTAAGTTATATAAATTAGCAGGATTTTTAGCATGTTGAATATACGTCTCTTGTAGTTGAGTGTCTTGGTAGAATGATAACACATCTCCTACATAGGCAGCCATTTCTATAAACATCATACCTGGTGATGTAGGAGAAAAGTCGTTATAAGAATCTGGAAAGTAGTTTTTAGCGTACTCTATTAGCTGGTTCCTGAAGTCTCCAAAATCTCTATTTACGTATTTTATATCTCTATCTTGAGCCATTATTGTTCAAAATTAATTACTAATTGATCTTGTATGTTTGTATTTATTACGCTATAGTTCATACTAACTGTTACCGTATTCCTATCTTGGTTATATGATGTAACTAGCTCCTGTATATTAACATTTGGAAACCACTCAAACACTCCCTGCCTTACAGCGTAATTAATTTCTTCTTTCTTATCCTCTGTCATTTGATCAAACAGTAGTGCTCTTAAACCTGCTCCAAGAGCTGGATTTAAAAACCTCTCTCCTTTTTCAGTTAGGAAGTAGTTTATTAAATTTGCTTTTAATGCATCTTGTGTTGTATATGTTGAATTAAATACAGAAGTAGATGAAAAAGGTAAACCTACTCCAACTGCTTTTCTAGGTTGTAAGTCTAGTGGATTTATTTGCTGTACACTAAATGCCATTATGCTCCAAATCTTTGTTTATCTTTTTCTATTGATGCTTTGTACACCTGACCTGCTTTCATCATAAAATCAAATTGTGATATATCTAATCCTGGTTCTGGACCTTGTCTAAATTGTTCTATTGGATTCATTCCTAATCCTGGTGCTTGAACCATGTCTGATGTTGCACTTATCATGCTCTGATACTCTCCTTGAGTCATTGAATATTTTGTTTCGTTCATTAAATCTGCAATAGGATTTCCTGTAGCAACTGGTTTTGCTACTACTGGTTTATATTCTGCATACTTTGTTACAGTTTGTTTAGGTGCTTGTGTATGTTTTACATCTTCAGAAAGAATTGTTTCCAACTCCTCACGAACTGCTTCTTTTACTGCTTCTTTAATTAATTTTGTTAATAAATCTAACTTCATATTAATAAATAGTTTTGTTATGTAAATTGATTATCTATTTTAAATTTAAGCTCATCTAATAGAACTTGTGTGTCTGAGCTGAATGAGGAATCTCCTCTTAATCTTGTTACTCCTGATTTATCCTTAGCTACTGCATACCTCCTTGGTGCTATTGTTGAAGAGCTAAGATCTTGCAGTATTTCTAGAGTATAACTCTTATATGTATCCTCTTGTCTTGGACTATCTATTGGTGGCTGCGCCGTTGCTAGTATTTGACTCAAGTCTGCAGGCTCTCCTATACTACATTGCTCAATTGCTATATCTATTGATTCTAACCTATTTTTTAAGTTAGTTATTATAGGACTTACTGTATTTATTATTCCTGTTATTGCTGCTGCTTCTGTTAATATTATATCTAACTTCTTATTTACCTTAACCAACGCGTTACTATACTTCGTTAAGACGCTTACTGGTATACCTAGACCTCCTGTCTGTGGAGGAATAATAGCTGTAGGAAGTGGAATAGATGTTATTAATTGTATAATAATTTTAATTACACTCACTACTGCTGTAAGTTGGTTTGCTATTGCAGCAAAGGCGCTTACTCTCTTTTCAAAACTTGTTAAGTGTTTTA